AACCTATAAATATCACTATAAAGAGTTTTCTGAATATGCTGGAACAAATCATTCATATATTGACGTTAGAGACCTTTCTGATGAGGAAACTGTTATAAAGGTAAAACGTTTTATTATAAAAGCAAAAGAAATGAAACCTATCACAGTCTTACAAGATACACTGAATAATCCAAAAATTGATTTAAGTGTTTTAGAACAAGCAAGGGCTGAGAAAAGAATTCATATATTTAAAGATGCTTTTCCAGAATTACCATCTTGGGATACAGTATTAAATGTAATTGCTAAATACGTAGAAGAAGATTTAGAAAGATTTCCAGATAGGTCGTATTTGTCTAATTCAAGTTTAGAAAACGAGTATCTTGATATGAGACTAAAATGTAGATTTTGGTCAAGACTTGCATTTCAGTTGTATGATCCATCCGATCCTTTTATGACTATAATTCCAGAACTAAGGCCAGTTACAGATTGGGTTCTTGAAAATTATCCATCAGAAATTTATCAGGGTAATTTTGGATTGGTAACTTTTATGAAAAATAAAGGCGTTGTAGGTAGCAAGCATAGCGACTATGTGGATCAGTTTCAGTGGGTTGTTAAAGGAGAGATGATCTGGCGCACAGGAGATAATTTAGAAAATGAGACACATGTTGTTGCTGGTGACTTTGTGTTTGTTCCCAAAGACCTTGTTCATGAAGTTGAAACTTTTAAGGCACCACGTGCAGCAATAAATGTTATATTACATGTAGACGACATAAAAAAGTAGCGCCTACATATATATTAACATGTAAGCGCTACTTGTTTTACTTAGGAAATTTGCTCATCCAAAATTTTGTTCTTGGGGTAATACCCTTCCAAGAGGACCAATCTTCCCCACCGTTTGTCATATAGTATGCAATTTCTGCATTCTTGACGGGATTGAATAGTTCAGCGTTAGAGTCAAGATCAAACTTAGTTCTACGATCAGGACCAAGAGCGTCAATCATGTTAATTTGAAACATACCATAAGACGAGTCACCAGTCTTGTGATTGCCGTTAAAAGCCAACGGACGACCATTAGACTCTTTTTTAGCAACTGCCCAAGCAACTACAAGGTCTTGACCCTTGAAGCCTACCAGAGAAAGCAGTTCCTTTAATTCCAAATCAGTCAGAGAAACCTTATTCTCAAAACTCTCTAGTTTTTTTGCCTTAGAAACCAAAAAAACCTCTTTCGAGGCGGGTTCCGATGTCTGAGCCTGTTCAAGGCTAAGATTGTTCTTAGTATCAAGACCTGAATCAGCATTGGCTCCGTTCGACAAAACAGTTACTAATGCTACGATACTGAGTGTGCTAATGATCTCTTTGTTTCTTTCGATAAATTTAATCATAGTTTCCTCCTTAGAAAACAATAACACCTTGGTAGGTGTTACTACCAAGTATATCATGAGATTTTTCAAAAAGCAACTTCAGAGGGTGGTATAATAAAGATTATGCCACAATATGCATCTAACTATCCTACTTCGCTTTCATACCCTATTGCCTCAGATCCCGTCAATGTACACGGAGATTTCAAGGTATTGGTAGATGCGCTAAATAATATTCTTCCCCCATTAGGATACGGAGCAGCATATATTGATGTTAGAAATACCACAAACGCAGCAATTTCTCAGGGTACTCCAGTTTTTATTAGCGGAAGTGTTTCTGGAAAATCATTAGTTGAAAAATATAATCCATCAAGTGTTTCCCATAATCCAGATGTTCCAATTCTTGGTTTGGTGAAAAATGATATTGCAACAAATACCAACGGTCTTGTTATTGTCTCTGGAGTTATTCAAATGAACACAACAGACTTAGGGCCTGCTGGAACAAAAATTTATGTAGACAATAATGGAACTCTTGTTGCAGGTCGTCCATCTACTGGACCAGCAAGATATATAGCAGTCGTTGCAATTCAAGCAACCCTTGCACTTGGAGGAATGTTAATTGTTCAAACAAAAGGCAACGGTACTTGGGGAGCACTCAAAGACGGATTGTCGTGATATAATAACATTATGGCTACCTTCAGAAATCAACCCACAGACTCTTATGCGCTAGGTTCAGCACCACCAGAAATTCGTTGGACTGTTGTTCGTGGAGATTCTGCAGCATTTCGTGTTTATGTAACCAATGATGCTAGAGAGCCACTTCTTCTTGATGATTGGGAAGTTGCTATGGATATTTATCGTCCTTCAACTGATGAGGTTGTTGTTTCTTTATCCCCTGAGCCAATTGAGTTTCAGGACACAGAAGGAAGTTTTACTGTAAACCTTACATCCTCTCAATCAGAACTTCTTGAGACAGGAGATATCTTCGACATCCAACTCACAGAACTTCTATCAGAAGGCAGAGTTTGGACGGTAGCCAAAGGGTCAATGGTTATCCTTGAAGATGTAACGCAGTAATGCCAACAAACCTAACCCCACTATCACAAGAGTTTTACAGAACAACCCATAGGCTTGCTCATACACAGATTCAAGATCTTGATGTCAAAAGAATAAAGATCGATCACTTCCAGCCAAAGGCTAGGGTTCAAGAGGTTTTGCCGTTTAGAGTTCAGTTTATAAATGTAAGTGTGTTTGGATACTCTAAAACAAATCCACCTCCAATTCCTCTTCAAGTTATTGGTTATAGTAACTATATTCTTTAATAGTACTATTAAAAGGGATGATATAATCACTACATGGCCAAAGTATCAATTCCATCAGTTAAGGCTCTATTCCAAACAGGAGATAGACCTACTCAAGAAAACTATGAAGATTTAATCGATACCGCAACTGCTCAGTCAACAGACTTGGGCTCTGCAGGTAATAATGAAAATACAATCACTGGTATTGAAAACGTAACTGTTGTTGATAACTTTGATGCTACAGTTTGGCGTATGGTCAAGTATATTGTTTCAATATCAAAGACCACTGCAGGGGACAACAAGTTCTATGCAACCGAACTTACAATTCTCGTTGACGGTACAAATGTAAATGTCAGCGAATACGGAACAATCGACAATGATGGGAATATTGGCACCATTAATGTCTCTCGCACTGGAAATACCGTGGCCTTAACAGTCACTCCAGATCCTGCGATCAAGCCAGTCACAGTTCGTTTTGCACGAATTGGACTTAAGGCATAACTAAGGAGATATAAAAAATGGCAACAGTAAATAAAGATTTTAAGATTAAGCAAGGGCTCGTAGTTGAAGGTACAACAGCAACCGTAAACAACTTTGATGTCCTTACTAAGAAGCAAGCAGACCAAGACTACATTGTTAGTCTTATTGGCGGAACAGCCACATCTGCTAACGAAGCAAACAAGGTCGTAAAGCGTGATGCTAACGGAAACTTTGCTGCAGGAACAATTACAGCAAACATCACTGGTCAAGTATCAGATATTTCAAACCATAACACAGATGACCTAACTGAGGGTACTTCAAATAAGTACTTTACAACAGGGCGAATTGATGATCACCTATCAGGTGGAGATGGAATTTCATACTCATCAGGAACAATTTCTGCAGACCTTGGAGTAGGTCTTGAAATTACAAGTGGTCAAATTGCTGTAGATCGTGCAATAGTAGATGCTTGGTACGATGCAAACGGCGCTGCAGGTCAAGCACTTACAGCAGCACAAACCTACGCGCAGATGAACTAATTAATGATGCATCAAACTCTTCAACAGAAGTTTGGTCAGCATACAAGACAAACACAGAGATTGGTCTTGCAGAAGACAGAGCAAAACAGCATGCAGATGAAGAAATTGCTGCTCTTGTTGGCTCAGCACCAGCACTTCTTGATACACTTCAGGAATTGGCTGCAGCAATCGACAATGATCCAGAAACAATTAATAACCTTCAGTCTCTTGCAGCAGGAAAGCAAGATGCATTAACTGCAGGCGCAAACATTGACATTACAGGAGCAACAATTTCTGTAACTGGTCTTGACACTGATGATGTTTCTGAAGCAGGAAATCTTTACTTCACAAACCAAAGAGCACTTGATGCTACTTCATCAGCATACGATGCAACTGGAACAGCCCAGGGTATTGTAAACGCACTTGACACAGATGACATTGAAGAAGGAACAGCACAGTACTTCACAGATGTTCGTGCTAAGACTTCAGCAGCACAACTTTTGACTGGTGCTTCTAAGACAAACATTCAAATTACAGGTGATGAGAATGGTCTTACAATCACAGCAGAAAACGGTGTAGCAGATTCTACAACAACTGATCTTGCAGAAGGTACAAACCTTTACTTCACAGATGCTCGTGCTCGTACTGCGGTAGACGGAACAGATCGTTCATTTACTTCAGTTGAGTTAAACTCAGTTGCTAAGCAGGTCGCAGCAACACTTGAAGCA